CCAATGAAAAGTCGGTTGAATCTAGCCTGTAAAGTCTTGTGGTTCCGCTTGCAAATACTCTGGTATTCCCATTGGTGTCTCTACCCGCAACCACGTTTGTCAGGTCTTGGGCAGCCGCGCCTGAGTAGTCTTCTTCCGTCGGAAACGGGCCATAGCCCACAGCCCTTGGATAGCAGTTCTTAGCCGTGGTCAGCGCACCGATAACCCCTGGCTGGTCTGGTAGCCACTCTCCAAAGGTAACTCTTGTTATTGCCATGTGTTACTTCCTGGTGAAATTGTTGTCCAGTTATCGTTTTGTGCCGCAATAGGTGTCCATGTATTTGGTTGGTCTGAAACCAAAGCCCATTCCTCGCCAAACTTGTAAAGCGAACAGGTAACTTGTGCGCTACTAGAAACCTGCCCAGAAACCGAATAAATAATGTCTGATAATGCGTCTATCGTGCCGATGGCGGCAACACTTGCCTGGGAGTCAAACTCAAAACCAGCGACGGCAGAAGCGAACCCCTGCGCCGTAATGGAGCCGTCTACCACCCTTAACCTTACCGCGTCAGCAGAAGCCGTCCCAGAGGCCGTAATATCGCCTACAACCACCCGCAATCTATCGGCTAGTGCTGTGGCACTACCCACGGCGGTAATCGTCGCTACGGCCCCTCTAATAGCGGTTGTGGAGGCGTCTACCAAACCTACGGCGGTTATGTCGCCAACGGCTGTCCTAAGTCGTGTTGCGTCTGACGCTACACTTCCGACACCTGAAATCGAGCCTACAACCGTCCTGATTGGGGTTCCGTCTGCCGAAACCGCACCCGTACCACTAACCGTACCACTAACAGTACGAGTCACATTACCGCCTGTAGTAACCGTAGCCGTTGCGGAGACATTACCGGAGGCAGAAAGCGTAAAACTTGCGCCGCTTACAACCGTTCCTGTGGCGTTTATTACCCCGTTGCCGTCACGAATACACGCGGTATTCCATACGTTTGAATCTAAACTAAATGGTAGTGCGTCAAGGTTCGTGTTGAACAGGTCTAGCTGTTCTAGTGTCCACGGCCCGCATTGGTCTGCCATTTAGTCCAGCGTGACGGTCAGGTTGCCACTAGAAATCTTGAGAATGTCGCCCGTGTCGATTGTCTTAGCAGTTGTCAAGGCTGTGTGCATAAGCAGGTTGCCGCTAGTAACAGCGTCTAGAATCCCGATGTAGCCCACGGAACCCCACGAAGCCGTACATTGCGGGAACGTAACGTCTGCGCTAGAGGTAACGATTCCAGCCGAAGCTGTGGTCACGGACAGGCTTTGGCGGGCATAGGAGCCACCAGAGACTTCCGTACCCGAGCCAGCGTCAGTTGGGTCAGATGTGTAGAGTCCAACATACACCGTCGTAGGTGAACTATAAGATGTGTTGCGGAGAACGTGGTCTAGGACTTTGTTCTCTAAGTAGTTGCTAAATTCTGCCATTTTATTACCTCGTAGTAACGGTCATAACTAAGGGAACACCAGAAAACTCACTCTCCTCGTCGGAGGTGTTGATGCGGGTTATTGCCTGGTTGTACAGGCTTGACCACGTTTGTGTACGCGGGTCGTTCATAAGGTACGGCTCTGCCTCTAGGAGCGAGGCGTAGAGCAGCGCGTCTGGGTAGTTAGCCATGAACTCGTTGCTCGTATTGGTTACTGACAGGTCTGTGGGCTTGTAGTAGTAAAGCATCTGCAAGACGTAAGCACTATCAGGCTTTGGCGCGAACTCTAACTCGTTGCCCCGCATGGTGTAGAACACCGGAAGACCTTGTTGGTCTGCGCGGGAGTTGCTAGAGAAAGCACTTGGGGATAAGTAAGAGACTACCGTTCTCGGCAAACCTTGGATAAACACATCACGGATGGACAGAAAGTCGCTTGGCAGTCCTACCGTTGCATCTCCTACGGTCATAGTAGCCGTAGAGGTCTGGAGCATCCTGCGGGTACGAATGTCGCGGGATAGGCGCAACTCCGCTAGGGAGATAAAGTCAGGAATCTGGCTAGTAAGGTCACTCCGTCCGAGGTAGTTCGCTACCGATGTCTGGAGGTCTGAGTATGTCGCAAGGCCCATTGTAATCTGTCCATGAGTATGTATAGGAGCCCACATGACCTATCGCGTTGGACAGGTTGTGGTCTAAATAAGTATCGAATCCTGCGTCCTTTGCCTTGATGCAGAAGTACACATCCTCGCCTAGCAACTTGTCGCCAGGTATCTTCTCGAACCAGAACCAAGGTCTCGGCGTGTTCTCAAACACCTCCCGCTTGACCATCATCACCCCGCAACCAATCGCGGTCACACACTCTAGGTGGGTCTTGTCTTTAGAGACGATTGGAATCCAATGATTCTCTTTCTTCTCAAAGTCTATCTCTAGGTTCTTTGCCGTAGGTCTTACCGGCGAGGTTCTCGTTGTAGCGTTCACCCCAACGATGGGCTTGTCGTGCGCGAGCAGTACTTCTATCGTGTTCTTGGGAAACCTCATATCTGCGTCAATCCACAGAATGTAGTCCGCACCCTCTTTCAAAGCTTCTGCTGCTAGCTTTTCTCGCTGGTCAAATATCAGGGTTCCCGATACCGTGTAGATTGCCTGATGACCCTCACGATTTCTTGCGTCGTAGGCACACATCACCGCTAAGTCAAACGCCGTTCCTATCTCCATCTCCCCGCGAGAAGGGATACAAATGGCGACTTTCTTACTTTCCCACGGTGCTTTTTGCTGCTTTGCTTTTATCTTGTCGTGAACCTTGCCCACTAAATCCTCCCCGGTCTCGTCCGTAAAAAACGGTTCTCCGGGTCGTTCAGAAAGGCTTTCATTCGTTTCTGGTCTACCACCGCGAACCCCCTCATAATCCCCTTCACATTCAGGTCTGCAATGACCGAATTGGGAATCTCCGCTACCCGCGCACCATCACCCCAGCGTGCGCGTTCGTCTATCTGGTTATAAGAAGCCTTGTTGGCCTCTAGGATTGGTGCGACGTTTTGTTCGTCCCTGATGACAAGCCCGCCATCTCCGTCCGCAAACCAAGTACGCTTTCCCTCTATCGTTACTTCTTCGCCCAGTTTTTGCATATCTAATCCCATAAAACCGACGGTGGGAATACCCCACCGCCGATTCTATCACAAGTTACGCTGCTTTGATGTCAAATACACCGCCGTGTGCTTTCTCGTTACGAACTTCGAGGGTCAGTTCGGCAAGAATCTGAGTTTTGTCAGAGTCGCCGGTCTTTGCCAGGTCATTCGTTTGGAAAGGACGGAGGTAAGCAAGGGCTGCGTACTCGGAGTCAAGCATCAGGGCATCGCGTGAGCGCATGAAGCGGTCAGGAACGATGCTGATGAGGCCGAAGTCCGATAGGTATGCGCCAGCGGCGGCAACGATAGTCGTTGGCTCTGCGCCGGTAACGTAACGCTGCTCTGCAACACCAGTAAAGCCCGAGACAGTTGCCTTGAGTCCGGGAGGAACAACCAACATCTTCGGTGTGCCGCCGTCTTCAAAGATTTGCTGTGCTACATCCTTGAGCATGGACTCAAGGAAAGTACGGGTCGTGGTGTCAGAACGAACGTCTGAGCCGTCACCTGTTGGGTTTGTACCAGCCGAACCCTTGGATACGTTGCTGGTGATGTATGACAGGAGCGAACCCATCAAACGTGCGCCAGAAGTAGCCGTACCGTTGGTCTTGGCTTGGTTAGCCGTAATGATTGTCTCGATGTCGCGCTTGATTTCGGAAGCGGCTTTAGCCAACTGGTAAGCCTTCTCAGACTTACGACCGGCCTTGTCTACTGCTTCCAAAGTGCCCGAAACCTGAACGGTCTTGCCAACGATTTGCGTGAAGTTGCCAACACGGGTCGTGGGAGCCAACGAAGAAGCTGCTGCGTCGTCACCTTCAATCAGGGCGTTAGCCGTGGTTGCGGCGGCGAGAGCATCAGTCTGCCACTCGTGGTTGGTCTGGGTTGCTTTAGCCTGTCCGATGGACGACATGATGGGCGTGTCGGTTGGGCTGATTGAATATATAACATTTGC